GTTATCAAGATTTAGGCGAAGCTAAATTAATTATTAAACATAGCCAACCTATCAACCCAGAAGTGCCAGCTGGACGTACAATGCATATTGAAAGTATCTATGTTGAAAATGCCGACGGTGAACGTTTCAAATTTCCCTATAAACATCTAAATGGTGCCCGTGCTCTTGCAGAACATTTAAAGCACGGCGGAAATCCTTATGATAGTATTGGTCAATATATTAGCAACCTAAGTGAAGAACTAGCACAACTACGCAAATTCAAAGGTTATGTATCACGTAATTCTTCTTTGTCGGAAGCAATGGGCGATATTACAAGTAAGGTAATGGAACGTATTGAACAAGTTAAGAAAGAAGTATATTCTCTACAACGTCCTAGTTTTTATGAACAGTTTGCAGAAGCATTTGAAGCTCGTGAAGATCAAATGATTCCAGAAGAAATTATGAGTGATTGGATCGATCGTTTGACAATCCGTACATTTAACGAAGATTTAAAAACAGCATTTCCTTACATTTTCCGATTAGTTGACGAAAGCGAAATTCCAGTCAAAGAATTATCAGCAGATGATATTCTAAGCGAATTGCGTTCTGAAGAAAAAGACGAGCATGGTAATGTTGTTCGTTGGAAGGAAGAAGGCGAATGGACACCTGTTAAGAAAGAAAAAAATGGTCGTGGCAAAGTTACTAACCTAAGTGATAAAGCTCGCCGCGAAACAGAAAAAATGTCTAAGAAAGATGAAAGTTTAGATCCAGAAGGAAGATTTGAAAATTTCATGGATAGCTTAGTTAACGAAGACGACGAACAAGAAGGTGAAAACACTTTGTTCAGTCCTAACGCAAGTACACAGCAAAGTGCTATTGACAAATTTAATGAAATCATGAAGACCGAATTAAAAGGCGGCCCAGAAGGAATTAATATTATCGATAGTCTAAAAGGCATCATTGACGATCCTGAATTTTTAGAAAAGATGAAGGATATTGATCCTGATTTAGATGCACGTGGTGTAATACAAACAGAATTAAATGCTATGGCCGAAAATGATCCTGCTGTAGCTAGAATTATTCCACAGTTAGATTTTAAAGGCGATGGCGGTGAAATTGGAGGACAAGATCTTCCACCAGAAGCAACTCCTCCAGCACCTGCACCTGATGCAACAGCAGGAGCAACTCCTCCAGCGGTTCCTCCAGCACCGCCAGTTGCTGAAAGTATTAGTTCAGCAAAACTAAAAGCTAAATTTATTAAAGCAAAAGAGTGTGGTGCAACATTAGAAACTAAGATGGATTTTGGACATAGAGAAATGACGCTGCATGATGCTATGAAAGAATGTGGTATTAGACCTATGGAATGTGGATTTGACGACGGAGAAGAACATTCCGGAGAATCTGGGGTAGATCAAATGTTAAAAGACATTTCAGGTTTTTGGAATCATGAAGATAAAAATTTCACTATAGGCGGAACTCGTGCTAAGATTAAACTTATCAAAGGATTTAAAGACGGTGCTTATCCTAACGCTATGGAAGAAGATTTGCATCATGTTATTGGATTAATTGATAAAATGGATCCGAGTGGTCATAGCGAATTGGGACATATTAAACATTTAGCCGGTGTACATCATGGCGGCGAAATGGATGAAGGTTCCGAGCAAGACGATTTTGCTAAACTAATGGCTCAGTTTAAACAAATGCATCCACAAGCCGATGTTGGCAAAATGATGCAACAAATTCAGAATGATCCTAATGCTAAAATTACTCATAACAATACTAGTTCTGGAACTATTGATGGTCACCCAGCAAGTTATGACGATGCTATGAGTAAATTTAGAGGCATAGCCGGCAACATGGGTTTTGATGCTAGCGGTGATGATCCAGTTGGCGGCATGATGAAAGGCATACAAGGTAAATTAGGCGGCATGATGAACGGCGCTAAAGGCATGCAAGGACAAAGCGGAATGCCACAAGGAAAAGGAATGCCTGACATGAGTAACATGATGAAAGATATGAATATGCCAGGAATGAATGAAGATGCTGAATTAGCAGCCATGTTAAAAATTGCAGGATTAAAGTAAGGACACAAAATGAAAAAACGTATTACAGAATCTCAATTAGCTGAAAAAGTTTCCAAGCTAAGAGAAAAGATGGCTCAATTAGAGAGTCAACAAGTTAACGAAGTTGACTGGGGTGCAATGGCTAATAATGCTTGGAAAGGTATTAAAGGTGCAGGTAGTGCAATTGGTAACGCACTAAACACAACCGGCGGCAAAATAGCAGGCGGTGCAGCATTAGGTGCAGGTGCGTTAGCAGCTGGACAAGCACTAACAAAACCAGGTGCTCCGGCGGCAGGTGCTAAGTCAGATCCAGCCACAAAAGCATTACAAGATAAATTAATTGCGGCAGGTGCAAAAATTAAAGCAGACGGAATTATGGGTCCAGCAACACAAGCGGCTATGAAACAATTTCCACAAGCATCTGGCGGCAGTGCAGCAGAAACGGGAACTACAGCTCCTACAGCTCCTACAGCTCCTACAGCACCAGCGGCACCTACAGCACCAGCGGCACCTACAGCACCGGCAACTGATCCTAATGCGGCCGCAGCTAAAGCAAGTGCTGGCGGAGCAAATATGGCTTTAGTACAAAACCGTGAGCAAATGGTTCCAGGTAGTACTGGAAGTGCGGAAGAAGGCGGAGTTACTTACGCTATTGACGATGCAGGTACTAAGTTAGCAAAAATTAATCCACAAACACAAAAGTGGGAAAAGATTGCGGCAGCACCTGCACCAGCGGCGACTGGTAGTGCAGCTTTAGATGGAACTAAGCCAGGTGCAAATCCAGCTACAACAATTCCAGGTGGACCACAGACTGCTGCAGGAGCACCAGCGGCAGGAGCACCAGCAAAAAGCGAAGCCGAAAAAGCCGACGATGCACAATATGCTGCAGCCAACGCTCAAAATCAAGCAAATGCGGTAAAAGCAACCCAAACAATGCCAGCCGGGCCAGCACCAATGGGCGAAGGTACTGGCTTCCGTAATGATGAATTGAGCAGAATTGTTAGTCTAGTACACTATAGATAATTCGGCTAAAAAATCCACATTTCAAGCAAGATTCCTCTTGCTTTACTAAATAAAAGTGCGTATAATAACATATACGCACTTTTTGTTTTAGTAGGTTCTAAAACAAAAATAGGCAAATAAAATAGCAGAAATGCAAACAAAAGGCTAACAATAGGAGATTATTATGGCAACTTTAGCTGAAATTAGAGCAAAACTTAAGGCATCAGAATCAAAAGGTTCTGGAGAAAGAACAGGCGGAGATAAATCAATTTATCCGTTCTGGAATCTAAAAGAAGGTGGCGAATCCGTTCTGCGATTCTTACCAGATGGTAACACCGACAACACTTTTTTCTGGGTAGAACGAGCAATGATTAAATTGCCATTCTCGGGAATCAAAGGTGAATCAGAAAGCAAAAACATCACAGTACAAGTTCCATGCGTAGAAATGTATGGCGACACTTGCCCAATCTTGGCAGAAGTACGTGGATGGTTTAAAGACCCAGCATTAGAAGACATGGGTCGTAAGTACTGGAAAAAGCGTAGTTACATTTTCCAAGGTTTCGTTGCAGAAGACGGACTTGGTGAAAAAGCTGACGAGCAACCAGAAAATCCAATCCGTAGATTTATCATTGGTCCTCAAATCTTTACATCAATTCGTGCCGCCTTGGTCGATCCTGAGTTGGAAGACTTGCCAACTGACTATGTACACGGTTTAGATTACCGTATGAAAAAGACAAGCAAAGGTGGTTACGCAGACTACTCAACAAGTTCCTGGGCACGTCGTGAGCGTCCACTAAACGATGTAGAGCAAGCGGCTATCAAACAATATGGTTTGTTTAACTTGAGCGATTTCTTACCTAAGAAGCCAGGTGAAGTTGAATTGAAAGTTATGAAAGAGATGTTTGAAGCTTCAGTAGACGGCGAGCCATATGATATGGAACGTTGGGGACAATATTTCAAACCAGCAGGTATGAGCCAAAACACTGGCGATCCTAAAGCAACTCCTAAAGCATCATCTGCTCCAGTAGCAAGTGATGATTACGATGATGAACCAGCACCAGTAGCTAAGGCAGCTCCTGCTCCAGCACCAAAAGCTGAAGCAAGTGCAGGCGGTGATTCACGTGCCCAAGACATCTTGGCAATGATTCGCAATCGTCAAAAAGCGTAAACGGCCTGGGCCTCTGCAACCTAGTTGTACGCCCCGGTTATCTTATTTAGGAGAATTAACTTATGGCTACAAAAGCCTTCGATCTATCGAAATTTAGAAAAACCTTGACTAAAAGTATTGATGGTCTAGGTGTAGGATTTAATGATCCTACAGATTGGATTAGTACAGGCAACTATACGCTTAACTATCTAATCAGCGGAGATTTCCACAGAGGAGTTCCGTTAGGTAAAGTTACTGTGTTTGCCGGAGAATCTGGCGCAGGTAAAAGTTTTATCTGTTCAGGCAATCTAGTTCGTAACGCACAACAACAAGGCATCTATGTTATCCTAGTTGATACAGAAAATGCTCTAGATGAAAAGTGGTTACACGATTTAGGTGTAGACACTAGCGAAGAGAAACTTCTTAAACTCAACATGGCTATGATCGATGATGTAGCAAAAACCATTCACGAGTTCATGAAAGAGTATAAAGAAATGACCGAGCGTCCTAAAGTCTTATTTGTCATAGACTCATTGGGTATGTTGCTTACCCCTACCGATATCAATCAGTTTGAAGCGGGAGATTTGAAGGGCGATATGGGTCGTAAACCTAAAGCACTTACAGCACTTGTTCGTAATTGTGTTAATATGTTTGGTAATTATAATGTTGGTATGGTTTGTACTAATCATACATACGCAAGTCAAGATATGTTTGATCCAGATGACAAGATTTCAGGCGGACAAGGCTTCGTTTATGCAAGTTCAATCGTTGTTGCTATGAAAAAGTTGAAGTTGAAAGAAGACGAAGACGGTAATAAAGTAAGTGATGTTATGGGTATTCGTGCAGCCTGCAAGATTATGAAAACACGCTATAGTAAGCCGTTTGAAACTGTACAGATTAAGATTCCATATGAAACTGGTATGAATCCTTATAGTGGTATGGTTGATATGCTAGAAAAACAAGGTATCCTTGTACAACAAGGCAATCGACTAAAATATGTCGACCCGACTACTGG